CAAGAATCAACAAAGAGGTAGGTTACGAAGGAACACCTTTTGTTGGAGATGTATTGCAAGACGCTGGAAATGTAGACTTAGGTCTTCGCAAAGCACAAAAATAAATAGTTTTTAAAACTAGGGAGAGGTCTGCCGACAAGGGCCTCTCCTACTAAAACCCTCAAAAAATAGCTTGACATTTATCTCAATATACCATATAATGTAAGAAACTAGAAGTATAAATAGTATTGTCGTTGTGAATAGTACATTTATGGATTCGTTATATATATGGAACAATTGGGAGACACATGTTTAGTTTTAAAGGATATCAGACTAAGGCAAAGAATAAGCACTTAGAACATCTAGAGGACCAGATTATAGACAATGGTTCAGCAGGTGGTCAAAATGCTGTAAATTTTTTAGTTGCAATTCGCAACATGCTAGCCGGTTCATCTAGAGGTAAAGTCAATATGACTGTTAAGTGGGATGGTGCCCCAGCAGTTATCTGTGGTATTAATCCTGAAAACGGCAAATTCTTTGTAGGTACTAAATCAGTATTCAACAAAACACCTAAAATAAACTATACAGTTTCAGATATAAGCAGAAATCATTCAGGTGTACTTGCAAGTAAACTTGCAGTATGTTTATCACAATTAAAAAGAATAGTAACTAATGGTGTCTATCAAGGCGATTTATTATTTACAAGAGGTGATGTTAAAAAGGCAAACATAGACGGACAATCTATGATTACATTTACACCCAACACAATTACATATGCAATGCCTACAACATCAGGTATAGGTAGAAAAATTGCAAGTGCAAAACTAGGCATAGTCTTTCATACAAAATACTCTGGAAAAACAATGCAAAGTTTAACAGCAGGTTTCGGTACAGTTACAGGTGGGGGTGGTAGAAATGTATATCTTGCTTCAGCAGGTTATAAAGATACATCAGGCTCATCTAAATTCACATCATCAGAATTGTCAAGATTTGATTCACTAATTAGAATGGCAAAAGGTTCATTATCAAAAGCAGGTCCTATGTTAAATCAAATGGACAGTAGAGACCCAACATCAGTAGGATATAGATTAAAAACATTTTTTAATTCTGTAATTAGAAACAGTACAGGTGGTATGGGTAAAGTTAAAACATTACAAGGACAATTTAGAGAGTATTACGAAAGTTTTATTAATGCAGAAATATCTGCTAGAAAGACAACAGCAGGTAAACAAAAATTTATACAAGCAAAAAAAGATAATTTAAAATTTATTGATAAAAATCAAAGTGCATTATATATGGCAATTGCAAGTCATGTCAGTTTGGCAAATGCAAAGAATTTCTTAGTAAGTAAACTATCACAAATACAAAGTATAGGACACTTTCTAAAAACATCAAATGGATATAAGGTAACAGCACCTGAAGGTTTTGTCGCAGTAGATAGAAGCGCTGGTGCAGTTAAACTTGTAGATAGATTAGAATTTAGTCGTGCAAATTTTACAATGGATAAAGATTGGGGATAATATGTCAGTAAAAGAAGAAGAAATAAAAAAGTTTTCAAGTAGTATTAAGATGACTACACACGAAACACCTATGCTAGATGAACTAGAGAATGGTCCATGGCCTTCATTCATATCGGGCATTAAGAGACTTAGAGATGACCATCCTGAAGATAGAATTAACAAGATGACTAATGACTTACTAGGTCAATTAGAACACTCTTACGAGACTAGGAAAGGGTATTGGAAGGGTGGTACAGTATCAGTCTATGGTTATGGTGGTGGTATCATACCTAGATTCTCTGAAGTCGGAAATGCATTTCCAGAATCAAAAGAGTTTCATACATTAAGAGTACAACCACCTGCTGGCAATTATTATACAACAGATATATTAAGACAGTTAGCAGATTCATGGGAAAAATCTGGTTCCGGATTGGTTACATTTCACGGGCAGACAGGTAACATTATGTTTATCGGTTCTACAACGGAAAACACTCAACACTTTTTTGATGAAATAAATGATTATGGATTTGATTTAGGTGGTGCAGGCCCATGTGTAAGAACTGCTATGTCATGTGTAGGTGCTGGTAGATGTGAGATGTCAAACATTAATGAACATAAGGCACATAGATTATTAGTTAATAACTTTACTGATGATGTACATAGACCTGCTTTACCATATAAGTTTAAATTTAAAGTATCAGGTTGTCCTAATGATTGTATGAACAGTATCGAAAGGGCAGATATGTCTATTATAGGAACATGGCGTGATGACATGAAAGTAGACCAAGAAGCATGGAAAGAATTTTTAGATACAAAGGGTAGAAAGTATGCGATTGATAATATCATAACTAGATGTCCTACAAATAGTTTATCTATGAATGATGATGATACACTTGATGTAGATAACAAGTCATGTGTAAGATGTATGCATTGTCTCAATGTAGTACCTAAAGCATTACATCCAGGTGATGATAAAGGGGCAACAATACTTATGGGTGGTAAAAGAACATTGAAGATTGGTGACCTTATGGGTACAGTTATAAAACCATTTGTTAAATTAGAGACAGAAGAAGATTGGGAATATCTAGTTGAACTTGCAGAGAAGACAATAGACTTTTGGGCAGATAATGCCTTAGAACATGAAAGATGTGGTGAGATGATAGAGAGAATAGGATTAAGTAACTTCTTAGACGGCATTGAGGAAGATGTTGATGTTAATATGGTAGGTCATCCTAGAGAATCAAGTTATGTAAGACTTGATGATTGGGATGATGAGGCTAAGAAATGGTATGAAAAGGCAGATGAGAGAAATAGTGCATGAAAAGATTTAAGTCTTATATAAAAGAAGAAATACCTGGCATACAAATGAGAATCATTATGTTAGGTGGTCCTGGTTCAGGTAAATCAACATACTCTAAATTTTTAACTAAAGAGTTTATGATACCTCATGTTTATACAGGTGATATGATGAGAAACTTGGCAAAGATGGATACACCTACTGGTCGTAAAGTTAGAAGTGCATTAGACAAAGGCGATTATGTTGATACTAAAATTGTACTAGATACATTACAAAAAAGATTATCTAGAAAAGATACAGAAAGAGGATATGTCTTAGATGGTTTTCCTAGAAGTATGGAACAAGTAAAAGAAATGGAAGATAGAAACATAGGTTTTGACCATGCAGTTTATCTAGATGTTGCCGAAGAAGAAGTCATTAGAAGATTAATGTCTAGAGGTCGTGCAGATGATAAACCAGAAATAATTAAAAACAGAATTAAAGTTTACAAGAAACAAACACAACCTGTGATAGATTATTATAAAGATAAACTTATAACAATTAAGGCAAAAGGTGGTGAAGAAATAGAAGACATAGCCGCATTAATAATAAAACAGATTAAGGATAAAGATGAAAGAATTTAAAAGTTTTAAAGAACAATACTTACAAGAAGGTGTATATGACCCTGGCATATTCAAGGCATATTTTCTTGCAGGTGGTCCTGGTTCAGGTAAAACATTTGTAACAAAATCTGCTTTTGCAGGTACAGGTTTAAAACTTATAAACTCTGATGATGTACTTACAAGATATTTAAACAAAGAGGGCCTATCTTTAAAAATGCCTGAAAAAGAAAAAGAAAAAAGAGATGAACTTAGACTAAAGGCAAAGATTACAACACAAAATAGATTAGATTTATATATTCAAGGTAGACTAGGATGTATTATGGATGGTACTGCTAGAGACTATGGAAAAATATCTACACAACAAAGACTATTTAAATTTTTAGGATATCAAACAATTATGATGTTCGTTAATACAAGTCTAGATGTTGCATTAGAAAGAAATGCAAATAGAAGCAGAAGTGTGCCAGAAAATATAGTTAAAACAAATTGGAATGTAGTGCAAAGTAATATGGGCAAATTTCAATCATTGTTTCAAGCAAAAAACTTTTTTATAATTGACAATAGTAATAGTGAAAAAGAATTAGTAACAGTAACTTTAAATAGATGTGCAAGTATTGTAAGAAAAACTATGAATCAACCTCATGGGTTTATCGCACAACAATGGATAAATAGACAGTTAAGGATTAAACAAAGATGAAATTTTATAAAGACTTAATAGAATCAGTAATTGATATACCTAGGAAAGATTATGCACCTGGTGTATTTGATGACGCTGATTCTGAAAATCCTAAACTAAAACAAAAAGTTTTAGATATGATTGATAAACAGATTAAAGAGTTTGAAAAACTTGCACCAGTTATATCAACATCATTAATAGGCTCTATACTTACAAAGAGATATCGTAATGACGCTGACTTAGATATCAATGTATTATTTGATATACCTGAAGATGAACAAGAAGAAAGGAGAGAACAATACTCTAGTTTACTAAAAGATATCAATGGTAAGAATGTGCCAGGCACAGAACATCCTGTAAACTATTATGTCATTACAGACCCTAAAGTTTTAGAAAACAATAACAAAAAGGCAGATGGTATCTTCTCTATAAAAGATAACAAGTGGATTAAAAAACCAGATGAAGATACTTTTGAACCAGAGAAGTATGAGGCAGATTTTAGAAAACAAGTACAAGAACTTGACATTATAAAAGGCGAACTTAAAAGAGATATTGTAGATTATAAAGAACTCAAACAATTAACAAACAATGATGTACTAAATCTACAAGCATTAGTCAATGAAAAACTAGAAGAAATAGAAGAATCAATTAGAAAACTAAAAGAGATTGGTGATACTATCACAAACGATAGGAGAGATATCTTTAGTAGAGAAATGACACCTGATGAAATCAGAGAGTTTGGTAAACAAAACAAACTACCTAAGAATGTCATTTATAAGATGTTAGAAAAATATCACTACATGAAATTTTATAAGTATCTTAAAAAGATATTAGAAGATGATAAGATTACAGATAAAGAGATAGATGATTTATCTATCAATGAGGCACCTGAATATTCTAAAGGAACAATGGCACTTGCATTTGGTAGATTTAATCCACCTACAATAGGTCATGAAAAACTTTTAAGAAAAGTCGCACAGACACCAGGTGATTTTAAACATGTCTATCTAAGTAAAAGTAATGACCCTAAAAGTAATCCTTTAACACCTACACAAAAGATTAAGTACATGAGAAATATGTTCCCACAACATAGAAGTATGTTTAGAATACCTAAATCAAATATGATATTAGATATTGCAACAGAAATATATAATGATGGTTATACAAATATAAATTTTGTTGCAGGTAGTGATAGAGTACAAGAATTTAAAACAATATTAAACAGATATAATAATGTAAAATCAAGACATGGTTTTTATAACTTTAAAAATATAAAAGTTATAAGTGCAGGTGAAAGAGACCCAGACGCCGAAGGTGCTACAGGTATGAGTGCAAGTAAAATGAGAAAAGCTGTTGCACAAGGCGATTTAAAATCATTTGAAAAAGGTTTGCCAAGAGGATTTAGAGGAGAAAAAGATTTGTTTAGAGATGTTGCAGTAGGTATGAGAGTAGATTTCAAAAAGGCATTAGCCGCTTCAAGAAACCATTACTTTGGTTATCAATATAAACCTGTTGCAAGTTTAGAAGCATTTGAAAAGAAACAATTGAGAGATTTATATATTAGAGAAGTTATCTTTAATATAAATGACAAAGTACATTATGTGAAAGAAGATATACATGGTAAGATTGTAAGAAGAAGTACGAACTATATTGTACTTGAAGATTCAGAAGAAAACTTACACAAGGCATGGATATATGATTGTGTACCTGATTCAGCAGATAAAGAGGTTGCAATTAGAGAATTTAATTTAGATGTAGATTATGGCTTTGAAGCTGTATCGGAGGGAGACATGAAAGAAAAGAAAAAATTGGCACAGGATCCTGATGTTAGAAAAGAACCTGGAAGTCAACCAAAGAAATATTATAAGACATTAAGTAAAGATGTAAAACAAAAGAGGTCAGACCACTTTAAGAAACAAGATACAAATGCACCTGGTTACAAACCAGCGCCTGGTGATGACACAGCAAAGACTAAAACATCTAAACATACTAAGAAGTTTAAACAGATGTATGGTGAAGCTAAAGATGAGTTTCATCTATTTGATAATAAAAAAGACGCTGAAAAAAAGGCAAAAGAGATTGGTGGTAAAGTAATAGACGGAACTTCTTTTAGGGCAGGTCATTATGCTGTATATAAAGGAAAATCAGTAAAAGAATCTTATGAAATAGGGGCAGATTATGCCAATCATACTAAAGAAATCACACCTGGAGAGACACCAGATGAGAAACCTGTTGATTCTAAACTAAGAACTCCTGAAAATCCTCAAAACAAAGAGTTAAAAAAGGATAAATATAGTATGAAGTCATTCAAAGAGTATGTAGAAGATGATATATATGCACATCTAGAAGAAGAACTAGAGATTACAGAGGCAGAATATCAAGGGAAAAAAGTGAAACTTAATGACCCTGTAAGAGGTGGTAGTAAGAAGTTTTATGTATATGTCAAGAATGAAAAAGGTAATGTGGTCAAAGTATCTTTTGGTGATACAACAGGATTGAGTATCAAAAGAGATGACCCAGAGAGGAGAAAGAACTTTAGGGCAAGACATAATTGTGACCAGAAGAAAGATAAAACTACAGCAGGTTATTGGTCATGTAGAATGTGGACTGCTAAAACTAAAGTATCGGATTTAGACTGATGAACTATAAAGAATTTACAAAGAAGTCATATGGATTAGAGGCAAAAGAAGTGCCACTTAAACCATTAACATACTCTGAAGTAAAAGAAGACATAAGAGTTTCAGACCCAACAGGTAAAAAGAAAGCTTATGCAAAAAGTTATGCAGATGTATATAAGGATACACATAGAGGGGCACCTGATATTAAAAATGAAAAACCAGGTGAATTTACTTTAAGTGGTAAAGATGAAAAACTAGTCGCAGATTTAGTGAGGGACAAATGAGTAGATATAGAAAAACAACAGGTCAACTTTTAGAAGAAGTAAGACAAGAAGCAAAAACAAAAGACATCTATCATATGGCTTTTGCTGGTGATAAGGCTGACACAATTGCAAAGAAACTTAAATTAGATGTTGATACAGTTAAGAAAGTCTTAGGTGAAAGATTTAGTATGTCTGATTTTAAATCTAACGAAAAAGATAATAAACATAGTGAAAATGCATATGAACTTGCTAAAAGATTCGGTACACGCCAAGAAATAGAAAGAATGGAAGGGATTTTAAAATTTATAAAACAAAGAGGTTATGTTGATAAAGTCGGCTATGATATGGGAATCAAAATAACAAAAAAATATGCTAGTAAATTAGAAGCATATAGAGAAGTCGAAGAAGATTGGAAAGATACTAACAAAAGAAATGTTGAGAAACATGGTAGTACAGGTAAAACAAAAGATGAAGACAGAGTTAAATCTCTAGAAAATGAGATTCAAAGATTAAAACTAGAATTAGAAAACGAAAAAAATGCTACTGTAAAACCAGAACCTAATCCTGATACAGGAGAAGTTCCTCTAACAGTAGGTGTTGCACACAAATATTTAAAAGACAAACAAGATAAGAAAGAAGTTAAGAAAGAAGAATTGGAAGAAGTGTTTAGTAGAAGTCAGATTGATAAACTTAAAAAACAATATGAACCTCTAAGAAATAAAAGAATTAATCCAACAAACTTAATGAAAGTATTTGATAAAATTGACCATGATAAAAATACTCTGATTCAATTATATAAATCAGATATACCTTTTGTTAGTACACTAGCAGGAAGTAGACTTTCTCAAAAACATAATTTAAGTCCTAGGGATATTAAATCAATTATATCTAAAGTACCAGCTAGTATGTTCTCTAAAGAAGAAGTAGAACTTACAGAATACTTTGCAACAGTACATTCAGATAAGAAACCAATTGCAGACTTTATTAAGAAAAACAAATCAGGTATTGATTATGTAGATGATGACGCTGGTGGTAACATAGAGTTTGAAGGTAAAGGTGCTCATGAACTTGCAGATAAAGTAAAGGCAAAGTTTGGTGTAAGAGTTACAAAAGAAAGTTTTGAACCAATAGAAGATAAATCATTAGATGAAAATAAACATACTCTACCTAGTATGCGAGTGCCAATGACTGTTCAATATACTTACGGAAGAAATCCAATCTCATTTATGCAAACACTTACAGGTACTAAAGCAGGTAAGAAATTAAGAACTGTTTTCCCTCTTAAAAAGGGAAGTGGTGTATATACTTTAAAAGGCACAGGTGAAGACCATATAGACTTCTTAAAAGTATTAAACAGTAAAGGTATAATGCCTAAGAATAAAATTATAGGTGAAGAACTAGAAGAAGACACTAACAAATATATTACAGAGAAAATAAAAGGATTAGAAAACAAGGCAAAGAAAACAGGCATGCCATATGGTATCTTAAAGAAAGTATATGATAGAGGTATGGCTGCATGGAAAGGTGGTCATAGACCTGGTGCAACTCAACAACAATGGGCATTTGCAAGAGTAAATTCTTTTGTAACTAAATCATCTGGTACATGGGGTAAGGCAGATAAAGACCTTGCACAAAAAGTAAGAGCTGCAGAATCAGTAGAAGAATCAAGACAACTAAAAGATAAAGAAAAAGAAATGATGGTTGTTAAAAATGGCAAAGTAATAGTCATAGATAAGTCTGATTTTGATAAGTATAAGTCAAAAGGATATATACAGGCTGAAGATATAGAAAATGAGGCATGTTGGGATTCACACAAACAAGTAGGTTTCAAAATGAAAGGTGGTAAGAGAGTACCTAACTGTGTGCCAAAGAATGAAGAACTAGAAGAATCTGTACAAGAGGCAGATTTAACAGACAAACAAGTAGATATGGTAAAAAAAGTCGCAGACAAATTACCTAAAGATGATTTCAAAAAACGATATGGTAAAGACGCCGATAATGTTAAATTCGGAACTGCTACTAATATTGTTAAGAAAAAACTAAACATTGATGGCTACGAGGGCGCTAGAAACCTTGTGGACAGACTATTAAAACAGGAGAAAGGAGATGAGTAAATATCTTGAAACTAAAAAAGGTAGTCTAGAGGATATGGTAGCAGGCGTAACAGAAGGCAAACAATCCGAAGATTACAAACAATTATTTAAGAAAGAACTTGAAAAGACTGGTAAAGGAATTGGTTCTATGTCAGACATGGAAAAGAAAGCTTTCTTTAATAAGATAGACAAAAAACATACAGCAAAAAATGAAGAAGGTTCAAAAGAGATTCAAAAAAAGAATATGAGAACTTCACCAGGTGAAGGCACAGGTGCAGTTGGCGGACCTAAACTAACAGAATCAGTAGAACTAGAAGAAGGTGGTGTCAAAGACTTCTTAATGGATGTTGAAGATGACGCTTCTGATATGAGTTTAAATGACTTAATCAAAAAGTATTATGGTCAAATGGGTTTATCTGCTCAAGAAATCAAAAAGATTTATTACAGAGTAAACGAATCTGTAAATGAAGAATCTGAAGAAAAAGAAGAAGTTAAATCTTTAAGAGATACAGTACATGACATTTGGAATCAGGCTGCTAACGAAGAAGAAACAAGAGAAGATAAGGCAAAATACTACAAACCAGTAGAAGAAGAAAAAAAAAGCCTGAATGAAGAAAAAATAAAGTGTCCTAACTGTGGTCATATGAATGACGCTGACGCTCATAAATGTTCTAACTGTGGCGCTTCATTAAACAGTAAAAGTGAAGATAAAGACGGAAAGAAAAAAGCTATGACTGGTTCACCTGCTACTAAAGTAGATACAACACCAGAAGTAGAATACGATAAATAATGATAATATATTGTGATATGGATGGAGTCCTTTGCGACTTTGAAAGGCAATGGGCTCGAACAGCAAAAATGCCGTTCTCAAAATTTCAAACATTAAGTGTACATGACAGATGGAAACCTGTTAGAGACCATGGTGGATTTTGGGAAACTATGCCATGGAAAGGTGATGGTAAAATGTTATGGAACTATATTAAAAAACATGATGTAAGAATCTTATCAGCATATTCATCATCAGACCCAGCATGTATGCCTGGTAAAAGAAAGTGGTTATCAAAAAACATATCAATATCTAGTGCTAAAATTCATTTAGTACAAAGAAGTCAAAAACAAATCTATTCAAAGAAAAATACTATACTTATAGATGATTATATAAGAAACACTAAAGAGTTTAGTGCAAAAGGTGGTATAGGTATTAGACATAAAAGAACAGGTTCAACAATTTCAGAACTCAAAAAACTAGGTTTATAGAGATTATCTCTTATAAATAGTATCATATATTAAAAAGGTGATTAATTGCAATTAATTAAATTTATAACAGGAGAGAAATTATGAGCTCATGGGGAAAATCAACTTCCGCTGAAAGTAGACCAAAATTTCTAAAAGGCGACAATTCTAAGCACAAAAAAGAAGATTGTTTTGCAACTACTAGAGGTTGGGAAATGAAAGCTGGAACTGCTTCAAGTGGTAACGGTAATTCAAGTGCTGATTCAGAAGTGATTGTGGCCCTAGGAAACTTAGGCGTAACTTTAGGGGCGGCTAATATTTTATCAGCAGACTTTACTGCCGGTGAATATGCAAGAGGAGAAACTTTTGATATCGTATTGACTTTTGATGAAGCAATAACAGTAACATCAGCTGCATGGTCAGCTGACCAAGTTATTTCAAACAAAGTTTACTTCGATATCGACAATTATGGACCAACGGATATGGCATCCGATGGTGGTTTGAAAATGCAATACTATTCTGGTTCAGGAACTAACCAACTAACATTTAGAGGTACTATACCAGATACAGCTGTTGCTGGTGGTTATTTGGGACATGGTACATATACTTTGGGAACTAATGGTTCTTCAGCACTGGTTGACGGTGATGGTACAGCCGTTACTGAAGGAGATTTAGCAGGTGGTTCAGCAATAGGTGGACCAGCAGGTAATGCTGAAGTTTTCGGTAATGCTGTTTACAAAACAGGTTCTACTACCGTATTTACAGAAGAAACTAAAGCAGGGTCTTCATCAGGTTCTGCTCAGATACTTGTAGGTGTAACAACCGCTGTATCATAACATATAAATAATGATAGAAAGGGAAGGAAACTTTCGTGCAGACTTCCCTTTCACTTTGGTCCATGTGTATGCATGGAGTAGCATTCCCGAAAGGGTTTAGGAGAAAAAAATGGCAGACAAAAAAATAACAGCATTAACTGACTTAGGAGATTCATTAGCTACCGCTGATTTATTTCATGTTGTAGATGACCCAAGTGGTACACCAGTCAATAAGAAGATAGCTGCTGAAGATGTTTTTAATAACATACCTTCATGGTTAGGTTTAAAACAAACTTCACAATCAGAAACAGCAGATGGTTCAACAACTATCGCAATTAATGTTACAACAGCAATAACAGAGATTAACGCTACATCGGCGCTAAGTGCCTGTTCATTAGCAGATGGTGCTGACGGTCAAGTAAAGACTATCATCAACACATCTACAAGTAACACTAATGTACTTACAATTACACCTAGTAATCTAAGAGGATATACAAATGTTCTTTTAAATGCACCTGGTGAAACAGTAACATTACTATTTAAAAATTCAAACTGGAACATTATAGCAGGTAACGGCTATACTACATCATAATTATATTATAGGAGTTAATCATGGCGAAAACAATTGATGAAAAGTTATTAATGGAAGAGAGAAAAACTTTAGAAGATGATTATAAATCTACTGAAGAAAAAATAAAACTTATTGAAAAAGAACTGATAAATTTAAAGAGTAATCTTAATGCTATCTATGGGGCGGTTCAACAAGTGGACAAATTGATAGTTATGTCGAAAGAAGGTAACAAGTCAAAGTCAAGACAAGAGGCAGACAAGGCAAGTGAAGTCGCTTAAAAAACATATAGAAGAAGAAGATAACTTGAAAGAGTTTGAAGAGGATTTATTGGCGAAGGAAGAGAGCGCCGATGAATCTGAAATTAACGAGGAAGACAAATGAAAACTTTTAAACAACATATATCAGAAAGTGGTGTTAAAACAGCGGCTGCTGTTGGTACAACTGTTGATGGTAAATCTGTTGAAGACAGCCAAATAGGGGCTTTCAATGTACAAGATGAAGATGTTCTTAAAGTAGTTAATGGTTTTGTTGGTTCTATCGCAGAGGGTGAATACATCAACCCACAACATGCATTAGACAAACTAAATGAAAAACTATCTAGAGTAGGTCTACATTGTGATTGTACAATAGAGGGTGAAAATGGCACTAACACTTTTGATATGAAAAGGCATGGTGGCAGATTTGGTAAAGATACAGATGGTTCAGACATAAATGATGATGGTATTTCACATGTAAAAGAAGGTGGATTAAAACTGGAAGTTAAACATGAAAGAATATCAAATGGTACATTTAAAGTTTATGCAAAATTAATTTAATTTAATTAAGGTATATTATGGTTTTTGAAACAATTACGAATGATAATTGGTTGACTTATGCAATGAAAAGTTATGACAACCCTACACTTGAAAAAGATGTAGAGTTTAATGATGATTTAAAAAGGTTTAAGTATTTAAAAAGATTATTTCGTAAGTATGAATTGACAGGCAATATGAAAGTGAGATTGGCAGTTAATCACATTGTAGTATTACACAATGTTTTTAATACGGATACTGCTACTACTTTACTATTGTTTAAGATAGACCGAGTATATTGGCCTATCTTAAAGTCAATTTTGAGTTACTTAGACTATTTGTACCCGAATGAATTAGATGACATTGCTGAAGATGAAAAGATTACAAAGATGTTAGAGGAACTATAATGGCAAGTAGAGCTGTAGATTTATTAATAACATATAGAATAATGAAATTATTAGTAACACCTTTTGATAAACAAGAGGCGTTTAAGTATGGTATTATAGATAAACAAGGTAAAGTTTTAAAACCTTGGAGAACTCTTAAAGGTTCACAAGAAAAATCTTCATATACAATGCTTCATAGATTTGTTTTTAATCTAAAAAGAATTTTGCAGAAAGTAGGTTTAGGTGGTAAACTAGGAACTTTTGCTGTTGCACTTGCAACATTGATAAGAGAGAACAAAGAGTTTGAACCACATCAAAAACTTATAGAAAGTACAATAGTAAAGTATTTAAAAGAACAAAAACTTTACGAAGAACTTTTACAAGAAGAAGGACACATTATAGAATATGTACCTTTAGAAGATAAACCTGTTAATACATGTTTCGGTATTGACTGTTATCAAATAGGTAACACTATCGTAGAAGAAAAAGAATATGCCAAATCAAAAATATAAAGAATTTTTAACAAAGATTACTACTGAAGACATAGTAAATAAAATGTCAGAAGACAAACATACATGTCCTAAGTCAGTAGGTAATGTAGATTTAAATACAAAGAACAGAGACTTAACAACAAAGAAACATGGTTATGGTCCTCTTAATGTAGATGAACCTGGAGATTTCTGGGAAAAGATTGCGAAACAATGGGACACATCTACTAAGGCAGCTAAGATGTCTTTATGTGCAAACTGTATCGCATTTGATATTTCACCTAGAATGAAAGAGTGTATGCCTGGCGTTGCAAGTGATGGCGAAGGTGAACTAGGTTACTGTTGGATGCATGACTTTAAATGTCATAGTAAAAGAACTTGTAATACATGGGCAAAAGGTGGTGCTATAACAACAGATAAAATATCTTACGAGTGGCAAGATAGGTCAAGTCTAGAAGAAGACGCCCCAACTAATTCAGTATCAGCAGGTGGTGTAGATATGGCACCTAATGCTAGACACCCATTATCAAAGTCATACAATAAGTATAGAAAAGATAATGAAAAAGAAACATTAAAAAGAAAGAAAAAAATAGGTCAGATGGTCAAAGAAAATGATGACAACAATAATAACATTTTAAAAGGTGTTAATCAGACATTAGATTTATTAGAAGATAAGATAGATGAATTTTGTGGTATAGATAATACAATAGAATTTAAAGAAGAAAAAGAATACAAATCATTTAGTGAAAAATTTAAAGTAGGCAAATGAAAACATTTCAAGAACTAAAAGAATATCTAGGTGGATTTAGATTAGGTTCTTTTCCTACAATGAAACCTATGGCAAGTCTAGGTGATAAAGCACCCAATAGACCTGCTGGACAACAAAGTCTAGGTGTAGGTATCAATGCAGCTTATACATCACAAGCCGCAGGTACAATGAAACCTTTTTTAAAGGCACAGAATAATAAAGTGCTTAATAAAATAAAAGATAAGTACAACTTAACAAAAGACCAACTTGCAGATTTAACAAGATTGCCTATGAGTACATTAACAAGTATTCTAAATTCTGCTGGTGCTCTTGCACAATATTTACCTATGGGTGAAGAAAAATGTTCAGAAGGTACAGAATTAGAAAAATATTTTGATAACATTGAAAAGGAGAAAAACAAATGATTGATAAAATAAAATCACTAGTAGATAGTCTTCTCATCAAACTAGGCTTAAAAAAAGCAAAAATTGAGAGAAAAAAGAAGATTAGAAGAAAAAAAATTACTAAATAATAGTAGATAAACAAGGAATAGACAATGAAGAAAGTTATATTTTCTTTATTATGTTTAGTTATGATACCACTTAGTGGTTTTGCAGATGACACAAATACACAGACTAATACCTCAGGTAGCAATACTAATATAACCGGTGGATATACAACCACGAATAACAATACTTATTCGGGTTCTGAAGCTGGTCAATCTACAAGTACAACTACAAACACTACAACTAATACTACCACAACAAATGGTACAGACACAAGAGTATCAGCTATGGCGTCAGCGCCAAGTATGTCAGCGTATTCACAAGATTTATGTTTAGTAGGTATCTCTGGTGGTGTTTCAACAATTGGTTTATCTTTATCTGGCGGCTCATATATGGTAGATGAGAATTGTGAGCGTATCAAACTTTCTAAAACACTTTCAGATTTAGGTATGAAGGTGGCCGCTGTGTCAATTCTTTGTCAAGATGAAAGAGTGTTCTTTGCAATGGAACAATCAGGCACACCATGTCCGTTTGAAGGTAAAATAGGTAAGGCAGCTTCAGACCAGTGGAAAAAATATGACAAGTTAAGACCTGATTATGAAATGTATACAAAGAGACTTTGGACTATCGAACAACAAAAGAAAGAAGCTAAAAAGAAACAAGAATTACAAGAGTGGAAAAATAAACTTGAAGTTAAAAAAGAAGTAGAAGGTGATACTTCTGAAACTGATGAACTTGCAGAAGAAATAAAGAAATTGCAAGAGACTATTGCTGAAGATAAAAAAAAAGTAACGAACAAGTAATCACTCCTGCTAAAATTATAGGGTTTATACTATTTGTATTTTTCTTAATTTAATATGAAAAAATTACTTTTATTATTATTAATATTATTACCTTACCGAGGTGTTGCCGATGTGGTATCATCAGGTAATGTAATACCACAACAATTCTTTAATAACAATCAACCACACAACGAGTGGACTTGCACAGACCCTACACACAATCACGGCAATAATATAGGTGCGATGGTAAATGGCGACCATTTAATGCACCCTGGCGTATCACTTGCAGATGATGTTAATATGACAGAGGCACAGATTCAAAATGGTTGGTCATCTACATTGGGTGCAGATATCTGGCATTGGAATACAGCAACATCAACTACAACAATGACACAAACAATTACAGATAGTGATGGTAATGTTACAACACAAATTAGAGATGTAGTTTTATCTACATGTGGTAGAACAAACTGTGGTACTTATGATACATTTACTGATACTCATGTACAAGGCGTTAATACAGCAACAGATTTTCAAATTGCAGTTAGATTTGACTTTGCAGAATCAACTCAAAGAACTTCACATTGGGCAGTAGATATAAAAAACCCAACACTAACTATTGATTATGAGGAAAATCCTGTACCACAAATTTCACAAGATACACTTACACAATTAGAAAATGTTGATACTCAAATTGAGGACGCTATTGACATGTTAGAGAATGAAGAAATAGGTGGTACAACATTTACACAGATGGTAGAAGACATTATTGTGGATAGTGGTTTAGATATGGAACTAACTATGGGTTTTGTAGAACCTGAAATGAATATGGAAGAACAGATGTATGTAGGCGAAACTTTATCTGTGGCCACATTAGAACAAACAATAGATGATGAAATGGCAGGTGTAATGGTATTAGAGGCACCCATAGAAATGGATGAACCAACAATGGACATGGATATGCCTGATATGGATATAGAAATGCCTGTTATGATAGACATGGATATGCCTAATATGGAAACACCATCATTCACAGAAATGACAGTAGAGGCATTTGAAGATATGTCTTCAGCATTTGCTGATATGTTTAACATGGACATGCCAGAAGATTTATCAACAGAGGCAGTTACAGAAATTATGGACGCTATGGTAGACATGGACATGCCAATAGAAATGCCAGAAGGCGCACCAATGATAGAAGAAGTTTATGAGGCACCTGATACAATGGTGTCAGAAGGTCCTATCATGGAAGAAACACCAGTTATGGAAGATAGACCAGTTATAGAAGAATCAACCAATGTAGAAACTCTAGAAGAAGCTCCGGTTGAAACTGTCGCAATGGCAGAACCGGAACCTGAAATGGAAACTCCACAGGCGATGGAAGAGGAGGTGGTCCAAGAAGATGAACCTGTCGCTATGGGTGAAGATGATAGTATGACATCTTCAGAACCTACAATGGAAGAAAATCAACCACAAAGAGAGGAGGTGCAATCATCAGAAAACGAAACTGTAACAACGGAAACAACAACAGAAACACCACAGGAGGAAAACACTAGTGCTACATCTGAACCAGAAACAGATACACAGTCTGAAGAAGTTAGTCAAGAAGGAGATACCAATCAAGAAACAGAAACGGTATCTGAGGAATCTTCAATGGATGAAAATACGCCATCAGAAAATACACCGACACAGGAGGGCGGTGAAGAAAGTGTTGTCGCAGAGGCAGACACAGACACAGAAGAGGTATCTGATACTACAACAACTGTAAGTGTTGAAGTACAAGAAATAGGAGATAAAGTAGCAAAGATAATTGCAAAAGTAAATGCAAACTTAAAGAAAGTAAGTGATAGGGTTAGGGCTGCACAATTAATCAGATTAAAAGGTATTCAAACAGATGGTCCTAATTTAAAAGTTTATGCAAGTAAATCGTTCTATCCTGATACAGGAATGAATGGTGTACCTAACCCAGACTTCTTTCAAGATATAAATATACTTGAACAGCAACAAATATATGCAGACGCCAAATTAGCGTACCGAGATAATGACCCAATTGCTGTAAAACAGTCTATACTAATAGATATAAATAATAAAAAGAACAAACTCTACCGAGAGTTACGAGATTTAAAGAGGTAATATATGTTTAAAAATATAGACATCAAATGGGTAGGTGCCGCTGTAGGATTAGTCCTTACAATAGGTGGTGGTTTTACTTGGTTTGGCGTAACAAACAATAAACTGGATGCTTTGTCTGGTGTAAAAACAACTGTAACAGAAAATAGTAAGAGAACTGAAATCAATCAAAAAGAAATTGAACTATTAAAATTGCAGATTAAAGAGATACAATTAAAATCAGGCAACCCACTTTCAAACTAATATGGCTCGAGATACTTTACAAAATCTCGCCATAGAGGTTGAGGGAATAAAAAAAGATATTAAGAATGGAGAACTAATTCACTCTAGACTTGATACTGCCATAGACAAACTTACAGATGTATCAACATCTATAAAACAAATGTTAGCTGTTCACGAACAGAAACTTTCCCAATCAGAAAAGACTGAAGAAATACTATTTGATAAAGTCAGAGAAAGGGGTGAAGAATTGGATATGGTATATAGAGATTTACAAAGAGATATAAATCAGGTCGAAAAAAGACTACTACTAGAAATGAAAACCTTAAAATCTTGCTTTGACGGAAGAGTATCTGTACTTGAAAAGTGGAGATGGTTAATTATTGGTGGTGCTCTTGCAATAGGATTCATACTGGCAAAAAACATGCCAAAAATCATCAATTCAGCAGGTTGGTTCTAAACTAACCACTCAACCAGACTTGACATATTGTGAGTATTCCTATATACTAACACAAGTGTTATGTCAAATTATATAGATTTAAAATATATCAATATTCTGTCTACCAGATTAGAGCAGTTTAAACAAAGAGGAAACAATCTGTTTAACTTCAGATGTCCTTACTGTGGTGATTCTCACAAAGATAAAACTAAAGCAAGAGGGTATTTGTATCCAGTAAAAAATGACATGTTCTATAAATGCCATAATTGTGGTATCGGCACAAACATGGCTAACTTTATTAAAGATAGAGACCAAAAATTATATTCAGAATATTGTTTTGAAAAATTTAAGAAACCTGCTAAGAAAGAAGAAATAGATTTCAAACCTAAGTTTGACAAAGTAATTGTATCACCAGATATAGGAACAAAGATTTCAGAATTAGATGATACACATCCTGCTAAAAAGTTTGTATTAGATAGAAAGATACCTGAAGACAAATTAGACTTATTATATTTTTGTGATAAGTTTATGACATTAGTAAATAAAGTTAAACCAGGTACATTCAAAAATACTAATAAAGATTATCCTAGATTGATAATACCTTTCTATGATGAATCAGGCAAGTTATTTGCATTTCAAGGTCGTGCTTTTGGCAATGAACAACCCAAATATATCACGATTAAGTTAGATGAGAGTAAACAAAAAATCTACGGATTAGAAAGAGTAAACTTTTTACAACCAATAAAAATAGTAGAAGGTCCTCTAGATAGTCTGTTTTTAGACAACTGTTTGGCAGCTGCAGGTGCAGACTTAAAAAATATAAAAAAATCTCTACCTGAAGAGCAAATAACTTATATATATGATAACGAACCGAGAAATCGGGAAATCATCAAACAAATGTATAGTGTAATCGACAAGGGTTACAACATAGTGGTATGGCCTGATGATTTAAAACAAAAAGATATTAATGATATGATTCTTTCAGACTTGACTTCTGAGCAGATATCTGATATCATTCAGAACAATACATTTAACGGTTTAGCTGCAACGGCTAAACTTGATTTTTATAAGAGAGTGCAAATATGACAGAACATAATATATATGTAATCAAGAGAAATGGGCGTGGTAAAGTTCCTCTTGACATTGAGAAAATACATGAGATGGTTGAACATGCATGTGAAGACATAACCGGAGTATCGGCTTCAGAAGTAGAGATGAATAGTGGTTTACAATTCCACGATGGTATATCAACACAAGAAATTCAACAAATACTAATTAAGTCAGCCGCAGATTTAATATCATTAGAAAAACCAAACTATCAATATGTGGCTGCTAGACTATTATTATTTGGTCTAAGAAAACAATTAAACAGAAAACTTTGGGACCACCCACACATACATGACCAAGTACAAAAGGGTATCAAGTTAGGTGTCTATGATAAAGATTTAGATAAGTGGTATGATAAAAGAGATTGGGATAGAATGGAACAATGGATTGTACATGAAAGAGATTATGATTTTACATATGCAGGTCTAAGACAAGTCATTGACAAATACTTAGTGCAAGATAGAAGTACAGGAGAGATATACGAAACGCCACAGTTTATGTATATGTTAATTGCAGCTACTGTATTTCATAATTATCCTAAATCAACAAGACTTACTTACATTAAAAAATATTATCGTGCAATTAGTAAACACTTAATAAACATTCCTACACCAGTTATGGCAGGTGTAAGAACACCACTTAAACAATATGCTTCATGTGTATTAGTAGATAGTGATGATACATTGCCATCTATTTTTACATCAGACATGGCGATAGGTAGATATGTTGCTCAAAGAGCAGGTATAGGTATCAATGCAGGTCGTATTAGAGGTATCAATTCTAGAATTAGAGGTGGTGAAGTACAACATACAGGCATTATTCCTTTCTTGAAAAAGTTTGAGGCAACAGTAAAATGTTGTACACAAAATGGTGTAAGAGGTGGTAGTGCGACTGTACACTTTCCAATATGGCACCAAGAAATAAAAGACATACTAGTTTTAAAAAATAATAAAGGTAGTGATGATAATAGAGTTAGAAAATTAGACTACTCAATACAACTATCTAAATTGTTCTATGAAAGATTTATTAAGAATGAAGACATAACTTTATTCTCTCCTCATGAAGTGCCTGAACTATATGAGAATTGGGGTACAGAAAAATTTGATGAAATATATTTAGCTGCAGAAAGAAAAACTTCAGTATATAAAGAGAAGATAAATGCACAAGAATTGTTTATGTCTATGTTAAAAGAAAGGGCAGAAACAGGTCGTATCTATATTATGAATATCGACCATTGCAATACTCACTCATCATTTAAAGATTTAGTCAGAATGTCTAACTTATGTCAAGAGATTACATTACCTACTGAACCATTACAGCACATTGATGGTGAGGGGGAAATTGCTCTTTGCATACTAAGTGCTATCAATGTGGGTAAACTAGTCTATTTTGATGACCTAGACACTCTATGCGACTTATCTGTGCGAGCTTTAGATGAGATAATTGACCATCAAGGATACCCTGTAAAGGCAGCTGAAGTCAGTACAAAAGCACGCCGAAGTCTTGGTATTGGGTACATTGGACTTGCACATTATTTAGCGAAAACAGGATACAAATATGATGAAAAAGGTGCTTGGGAAGCAGTAGATGAATTAACAGAACACTTTCAATATTATCTGTTGAAGGCAAGTAATAATCTTGCAAAAGAAAAAGGTAAATGTGAATATTATGACAGAACAAAATATTCTGATGGCGTCTTACCTATTGATACTTACAAAAAAGAGGTAGATGAGATTGTAAATCGTAAACTATCTTGTGATTGGGTATCACTTAGAAAAGATATAACTGAGCATGGTCTCCGACATAGCACTCTATCAGCTCAAATGCCATCAGAATCCTCTAGTGTGGTTTCAAATGCAACTAACGGCATTGAACCACCTAGAGACTTTTTATCTGTTAAGAAGTCTAAACAAGGACCTCTTAAACAAGTAGTGCCACAATACTTATCATTGAAAAGTAAATACACTTTACTATGGGGCATGGGTGGAAACACCGGATATATAAATATCGTTGCAGTAATGCAGAAGTACTTTGACCAGGCGATATCAGGCAACTGGTCATACAATCCAGAAGACTATGAGGAGAATCAAGTACCATTATCAGTAATGGCACAAGACCTTTTGACTACTTATAAACTAGGATGGAAAACATCTTACTATCAAAACACATATGATGGTAAGACAGATGAAGATGATAAACCTGATGTATTAGAGGATGATTCAACATACAAGGAAGAAGAACTAACAGAAGAGGAGTGTGAATCATGCACAATATAAAAAGTGTTTTTAATAAAGAAAAAGGATTAGACTTTACTAAACAACCAATGTTCTTTGGTAAAGATTTAGCAGTACAAAGATATGATACATTTAAGTATCCTATATTTGATAAACTTACACAACAACAATTAGGTTTCTTCTGGAGACCTGAAGAAGTATCTTTACAAAAAGATAGAAACGATTATCAGAATCTAAGAGATGAACATAAATTTATATTTACATCTAATCTAAAATATCAAACTATGTTAGATAGTGTACAAGGTCGTGGACCAGCACTTGCATTTTTACCTTTTTGTAGTTTACCTGAATTAGAATCATGTCTAATCACATGGGATTTTATGGAGACAATACACTCTAGGTCATACACATATATTATAAAGAACTTATATCCTAATCCTAATGAAGTATTTGACACTATAATAGAAGATGAAAAGATAGAACAAAGAGCAAAGTCAGTTACAAAAGCATATGATGACTTGATTGAAATAGGTTATAAAAAAATCATGGGCCAAGATATAAATGAATATGAACTTAAAAAGAAATTATGGCTTGCATTATGCACAGTAAATATTTTAGAAGGTTTAAGATTTTATGTATCATTCGCATGTAGTTTTGCATTTGGTGAACTAAAACAATTAGAAGGTTCTGCTAAGATTATATCTTTTATTGCAAGAGATGAATCACAACATCTAGCAATATCTCAAAAAATTATTAATAACTATCGTGAACATGAACAAGATAAAGTTATGTTACAAGTAATTAAAGATACTGAACAAGAAGTTTATGACATGTATGATAATGCAGTACAAGAAGAAAAGAATTGGGCAACATACTTATTAACAAAAGGTTCTATGATAGGATTGTCTGAAAAACTTTTACATAGATTTGTAGAACACATGGCAAATAGAAGAATGAGAACTATAGGTTTAGAACCTAAGTATGACCAAAAAACAAATCCATTACCATGGGTTAGTCATTGGTTAAACTCTAAAGGTTTACAAAATGCACCACAAGAAACTGAAATAGAAAGTTATGTTATTGGTGGTATTAAACAAGATGTAGAGAAGGACACATTTAGTAACTTTAAATTATGATTGAATATCAATATCTGAATATAGTATGTGATAATTGCGATACGCCGTATGAAATAAGGTGGGATGGTGAACATCCATCAGCACCTTTAACATGTCCATTTTGTGGACACGAATTAGAAGATGAGGCATTTATAGATGAAGAAGATAAAATCGATTGGGATTGATTACAGTTTAAATTCACCAGCAATCTGTATTGCAACCGGTGACCTATCATTTGAAAATTGTAAATTTTATTATGTATCATCTAAGAAAAAATACATAGGCAAGTTTGGTAAAAATATAATAGGTAGTGAATATAAAGAATGGACCGACCCCATTGTTAGATTTAATAATCTTGCTGAATGGGCATTAGTATCAATAAGAAGTTATGGTGATATGAACTTATTTGATGGTCATCAAACTGTACATATAGAAGGTTATTCATACGGTAGTAAGGGTCAGGCAGTATTTCAAATAGCAGAGAACTGTGGTATATTAAAGTCATACTTATTATCAAAAAAATTAAAATATGAAACTGTTGTACCTAGTATTGTTAAAAAGTTTGCAACAGACAAAGGCAATGCAAACAAAGAATTGATGTACGAACATTTTTGTAAAGATACAAAAACAGATTTAATGAAAACATTTGATATGCAAACACTATCTAATCCTATAACAGATATTGTGGATGCTTATTATATTGCAAAGTGTGGTTATGAAAATATTAAGAGCAAATAATACAGTACCAGGTCAAGTCTTTCAAGAAGGACCTAAATTAAAAACACAAATGTTTCCTGTGAAAGATATACTTATTACAGCACCTAGAAATTGGCTTGAAAATAAAATGAAACCATTTACAGAAAGTATTGAAAGTGTAGGTATGTTGTGGCCTGTTATATTAGTACACTTAGATGATTATTGGGAACCAATGAAATCTAAAAGATGGCCAAGACATAATTTAGAAGGTGATTTTGTAGAGGGTTATGGTGTGCATACAGGGAACAAAAGAGTTATTTGGGCACAAGAAAATAATTATGATTTGATAGAGGCATATGTTGTTACAAATAGAAATCAAAAAGACTATATAGTAACACATACATTTTTACCTAGAGGTCAATGGCCAGGGCAAGTGAGTAAATGAATATTAAAACAGCAAAACAACTATCATATAAAAAGAAACTATTTAAAGAAAATATAAAATCTATTGAAATAGGTACACACAACTATTGTAATAGAACTTGCAACTTTTGTCCATTATCTAGAGATGATGTTAATAGAAAAGATAAAAATAAAACTATATTCATGGATAGAATAATGTTTCAAGGTATTCTAGAACAATTAAAAGAAATTGATTTTGATGGTCGTATAGATATTTCTAGATATCATGAACCTCTATCACATAAAAAAGATATATTAGAAAGATGTCGTATGATAAACTATTATATACCTAATGCAAAAATAAGTATTAATACAAATGCAGATTATATAGATAGAGATTACATTGAAGAATTATTAAATTCATATGTAGACCACATTGCTATACAGGCATATCTAAAAAATGGTGTTGTAGAGTATGATGAAATGGGTGTGTTCAAAAGAATAAATCAAATATGCAAAAAGATAAAAGTAAAAGATATTAATCCTGATGATTATAAAGATAAAGACTGGATAAGATATAGACTACCAGATATTAAGTCTACCATACATGCAAGAAACTATTGGAAGAATGGTATGAATAGAGCAGGTACAGTTTTAGATTTTAATTATAAAAGAACTGAGCCATGTACAAGTATGGACAAAGGTGTTTATATAGAATATGATGGCAGTATGACAGCATGTTGCGATATGATAGCACCTGAACTACATAGTGAATGGACAGTAGGTGATTTAAAAAAAGAAACTAATTTATTTAAAAACTATGCAAGTGAAAAATATCAAGGGTTTAAGAAACGAATAAATAATGCTGACTGGATTGAAAACTCACCATGTCT